AGCATCTCGAACTACGAAAGATTGAACTTTCGTATCTAGGATTTCTCCTAGGACTTGGTCAAGTTAATGACCACAGCAGTTTCCCACTGCTGCCAAGACAATCGCATTCCGTTAACGCGACTGTCAGTAGGGATGTAGTCCCATCTAGGACTACACCGTAGCCTCCTTCTGAATATCTTACGGTCATGCCTGACCATGATACCAGAAGGACCTAACTCACCAAATAAGAAGCTAACGTATAACCCGGGAGGGTTGTACCAAGACTTCCTAACTAACCGGCCGGGGTAACGAACACCCCCATCCCAAATAACGATACGTGTCGGACGCCTTTCCCAAGTCAAGTAGACAAAGGAGAGGTTCCTATCATATCGAGGTTTGAGTAGAGCGAGTGGAACCCTTATACCTGAGTCGTAAGGTGCCTCAAATGGAACGAAGTTCTTAAACTTCTCCTCCAAATGAGACATCAGCAACCCAATCGTATTCCTCAACGGAATACCGGTATAGGAAGACCAATCATTTAGCTGGTTAATAGTGAGAAGGTAATCATATGGAAGGTCCAACTTCTTCACGAAGACAGGACGTACTGGTTGGCCATTAAACCAATCAGCACCACATGACTCCCTAAACGGACCCTCAAGGAAGGTCTTATCAGGGTTTACACGAAAGTTAAGAAGGCCAAGAGTGCGGACAAGTTGTTTACAGAAAGAACTGTGAACAATGATGTCATCACCAAAGACCGACCAACTATCCGTGTACGCACCATATACTGATGCGCACGCCCTGACCACAGCGCTAAATATGATAGTCTGGAGGGGAAACGTAAAACCGTTACCCATCGTAGACATCATAAATAGAGGCACAACTTCTTCATTAACCTTAGAACTGCGCGAACGAAGACTACATAGCAGGTCAAAGACCCACTTAGGTAGTAACAGTTCACACAATCTTAAGCTAATGGAGTCAGAAGCTGAAGAAAGATCAATCGTGACGTATTCGCCACTAACCGATCCTTCCAGTGCCAGCCGATGATTCACCGAAGGTTGGGTTGCTAAGTCAATTCCGAAGAACGACCGCAATCTTTCCTCTAGGATGGTAGCGAGACCAAGCTGATAAAACATATTCAGCGAGGGCTCGATACATATCATCCGGCTCGTTTTGTGAGTTTTAGGTACAAAGCTACATCTACTGCTACCCGTCACTCGTGGACTACCGAACTTCTCGTAGCGGAGGCATTCCGCTTCGGATAGGAAAGGTATCCACTCAACGTAACGTCTGTACTCCTCGTACAGATAACTTGATGTTACAGTTAATGGCGAGGCCATGTACTTACTATAAAAAGAAGTGCCATAGCTATCAACATTAACCCCAGGCCCAGGCCTACCAGACTTCAAAATGTCAAAGTAGGACTGAACAAGGGGATCACCACAAGGGTGAAAGAAGTCGTAGAGTTGCCTTTGGATTTCTCCAAGGACAACCTTATCAACTTCCCACTCAGGAGTGAACTGCCAATCTTTACAGCTATTATTAGCAGCAGTAAAGGCATTATAAGCAGCTAGATCAGCCTCTCTAGTATCCAGAGGAACCCATTTACGGGTAACGCTGTATAAAAGGTAGGAAGAAGCAAACTGTTTATATGTACAGTCAGGATGCGGGGTATAAGAGAAGTTCTCAAAACCGCGTATAGCCTGACCAACATCAAGCGAGATAGCCTCATAAAGAGCAACAGAGCTAAGGCCCATATTACCTCCAGAGTCAGTACCTTGCGACGCTATCCTAGTTTACACTAAGAGGAAGCGCCACAAACGGCGGCGATAACTTTAGCTATACCACCCAACCATTTCGGGATGGATGGTACAGAACTGAAAGTCACTGCTGTCGCCAGGATTGCACTCGAGTGCAAACGGAGCCACGGGATCATATTAAATGACCCCTGTGACCGCCGTATCTCCAATCCCAGCAGAGATTTGGTTCATAGAACCAATCACGAGGGAGAGGAGGGCGCGTACATTAGCAGCGTCCGCCGAGTCGGAACCTGCGGGAATGTCAATCGTCACGGTAACATTTGCTACCTGTGGCGCTTGGCCAGTCACGCAAGTAACGCCTTTGCGGCCGATGATCTTGTACGTATTCCTGGGAACTGATCCGAGAAGACCAGTCACGGCATTAACTGCAGGAGCACCCCGGAGAACCGGGGGTCGCTGAAGTGTGATCGTGAAAGGGCGCGACGGAGTTGACGAGGTGTCAACCCCGGTCTGTGTTCCACCAAGGGCGGAAACAGCATACTGCTTACCCGAACTAGTCGGAGCAGTATCCGTCGCTAGGGTATACGTCGGAGACGTAAGACCCGTCTGGGCCCCGCCTGTAACGGGTGTGGATAATGAAAGGGCCATAAGGCCTCCAAATTGTCTACATTAACAACAGGAATTATTTCCTGTAGTAGGGTGTGAGACCAACAGAGGCTTGGGCGAGCACCGCAGCGATGTTAAAGAAAGGATATTTACTAATTGGAAAATTCAACTCCAATGTAGGTATTAGATCCGATCCAGACAAAGCGTTGCGGTTAACTCGTTTAGCCCAGGTCTCACAGGAGCCGCCGAGGACTGTAAAAATATGCCAATCCATAGTATAACCATCCCAAGGTTGATTAGGGTCAGAATAGTCCACGTCACGATAGTGACGTGTGATCTTATTTCTAGCCGTAATCACACCCCAAGGAAGGTCAATACTAAGGGAGGCACTCAGTCCAGAGATTATCTCGCCAATGTTGACGAAATAATCCGACATCCACGAGTAAGGCAAAAGGTCCCAAGCGGTAGGAAGCCACTTATCAGGCGTCAATTGAAGAGCCTGAAGAGCAGATAGCCTACCATCTGAGCCCAAATGCTTTGGTCGCAACATACCCTTATACCGTACCTCATAACGAGACGTCTCCTTATAAGAGTGGGTGAATTCCAAAGGTCCGAAGATACCACCATGAATAGTGGTTTCGGTAGAGGCATAATCCTTGTGGGCACGACCATGTACCGGGATAACAGGAAATCGGAAACGTCCGATATCTGCTATCAACGATGCTACGTCGGCCACAAGGGGTTGCCACCCAAAGTGAAACTCAAGGTATGTATCCGCCAATATCTTCCTAAGAGTAGCTGGATTGTTATTATACTTGGAGCGCCGTTTTCGTAAGGCGCCTAGGTAATTCACAATCGAGTTCTTAAGAGTATTAAGCGGATGATGTATCGCTTCCACGGTCTGCCTCCACTCACCTAAATCCTGACCAGTCTCAAATGAGGATTGGGCAGAATCAACTGAGCGGAGGAAGTCGCGGATACAGCGGTTTGTGACGTCGGCAACTACAGAGATCGGGGCATCCACGTAGACAGGGGTAGTAACGGCTGTTGAGCCAGTCTGCCACTGAACTGCGTGAGATTCCACAGTCTTGTTATCTGAAAGGCGACGGTACCGAACTCCAACCTCTATCGTTATAAACGGACGCGGGTCATCAGAATAATCTAGACCTTCAAAAGAGGTCGTAGCATTCTGAAGATGCCGAGTCTGGTAACGCCAGAGAGGATTTTTCGATCCAGTAGCCCTAGGAGACACTTGAAAGTGGACAGTCAGAGGGGACGAAGCAGAGCCATCCGAAAACTGAGGCGGAAACGGTCTTAGATCAACAAAATGGTTGGTCCAATTACCGTCATGCGCAAAAGTCTTCAGTCCGCTATTCTTCGAATAACTCTCTGACATAAGATCTCCAAGTAGTTGTGAAGACCCGTAGAGGTGCCAGTTTCCAACTGGTACTTGCGGGAAAACAAGAGAACCAACCTAACCCATGAAGTCCGGTATCTCACCGAGGTCGAAACGAGAGGCACAAGCCTTCTCGAATTCAACATCTCGAAGAGCACGATAGACTAAACGAGCTAGGAACCCGCGGTATACGGGCTCAAGCAATTCGCTAGAGCTCATACCATCTGTGTAACTAAGGACTCGGAGACGAATCTCCTCATTCTTAATAAACACAAAACGGGGACTAACTCGACAGGCTAAAATGCTCATAGAGAGACTCCATGGTACGGTTTGCTAGAGGAAACCTCTAAGCAGGGGAACCACCGAAAGGTGG